TTGATCCTGGAGCCAGTATAAAAAATTTAACAGAACGCTTTGACAATGAAGCAAAAACTCAAATAGATATACTAGATCATGCTTTAAAAAATGGGTATCTAGAAAGAATAACAAGACAATCAAAAACTATTGCAGAAAGAACAGGGTTAGAAATACAACAAGTAATGCCAATATTTTCTGCTTTAAATAGAGTTGGAGGTACTAATTTAGCGTCTGCATTATTTAATTCGTTAACTATGGGTAAGGAAGGAATAACACTATTGCCCAAAGTGAACGCACAGTTCCAAAATATGCTGAGTAATCTAATTGTTGGTGAAAATCAAACGCAAAGCCAAGGGCAAGTCCGTCAAGAAAGAGCAAATGTTGAACATATATTAAAAATAACAACTGGAAAGGGGACTACAATAGAAGACCTTATAGCTGATCCTAAAGCAAAGCAAGATATTTTAGAAATATTAGTAAATTTTGTAAATACTACAAAAAATAACGAAGGTAAGCAGTCTGATCAATTTAATAAAGAAGGAATATCAACTCAAAAAACAGCTTTTTTTAATTCATCTTTTGCTGTACTAAATACTGCTGATCAAACTAATGTTACAAGAAAAGACAGTTTAAATGTTGTTGCTAACACGTTTGATTCAAAATTTGCTTCTTTATTAAAGAAGTATAAAGAAGAAAACCCTATTAAAACTGATCAAATTGCTGATAAAGCTGTTGAAGTTATGTACAAAGCATTTAATATAAATGCTGTTGAATCTGCTGGCAGTGTTGAGTTTAATAAAACTACAAATAGCTACCAACCTAAAGTAAGTGATCCTATGATGTTAGATAAATTTAGTAGAGGAAAATACCAACAATTTTTAGAAAATGGAATGACATCAGCAGATGCTATGAACGCAATTTTAGGTTTTACTCCTGAAGAATCTAAAAGAAATGCTGCACAATTAAATAAAATTGCAAAACAAATTTATGAATTAAAAGATTTTACAAAAACATTAGGAAAATTTAAAGACTATGGAAATTTTGTTGATGGTATGAATCAAACACTTTTTTCATATCCAATCTCTTATGTTCAAGGACAAAAAGGTAATAACAATAATTTAACAAACTTTTTAAGTCAACCTGATGGAGAAAAATTACAAGCTAAAAGAAGTGCATACAGCACTATGCTTGCAGCTACTGGTCAACAATTAAAAAGTATACAAAAACAACAACAAAAAACAACAAAAAAAATAGGTGATGAAGCAGCTAGAAGAGTACTTCTCTGGACACCAGAATCTGAGTCTGGTGTAGGGGAATAGAGTAATGGAAGTACAAGAAAATTTACAACTAGTTACTATTCAAGATCACCCTATACATGGTTCATTTGATGTTGAAGTACCAGAAACTTTTTCTGATAATCAAGTAAGAAATCATGTTGATGGTCTTGACCTCGACCTTTTGCTTGGGTTTAAAGATCAACAAACATTAGGAGAAACAGATGTGAAAAATATTCAAGAGTGGGAAAACTCTACAGGTGCAGGTAAACGAAATGATTTATGGTTTAGCCATGCATCTTTAGAGGGTGGAACAGATACAATTGCTTATGGTCATAAGCTAACATCAGAAGAATCTGAAACAGGAGTCATTAAAGTCGGTGAAAATTCTTACAATTGGAGAGAAGGTTTAACTCAAGAGGCTGCAGATAGCATTTTAAATAAGGACGCAGGAGCAGCGAAAGGAGTTGCCCTAGCATCACTAGCCAAGGCAGGTCTAGAGGACAACCAGGGGGCAGTACAGGCTCTTACATCACTCATCTATAATGTAGGTAGTGGAGCTTGGGGTAAATCAAAAGCTAAAAAGTTCTTAGAAGCAGGACAAGTAGAAGATTTTCTACATGAAGCATTTGATCCTGAGATAGGATTTGTTAAAATTAATGGAGAAGTTTCTAGAGGTCTAGCACGTAGACGTAGTGAAGAAGCGGAGTTGTTTGCTTCAAATATAGATAAGGGGAGTAAGTTTGGTAAGATGGTTAGTGAGTTTGTCACTGCTTTGAACCCTATCAGCAGTGCTTCAGCAACTGAGTTTACTCCCCCACCCTCATACACAGTGCAATCTGGGGATACTCTATCTAAAATTGCTCAAGGTAATGGGATATCTTTAGATGGTTTAATTCAATTAAATCCACAGATTAAAGATATAAATAAAATTGGAATTGGAGATCAAATTAATTTAACACCCCCAAGTGCAGAGCCTCAAGAAAGCCCTATACTTTCTAAAGATCAAACTAAACTTAGACAAATTAAAGATGGAGCTAATGTTCAAGATACTTCTGATTTCTTTTCCTTTTCTTTATTTTCAGAAGCTCAAGCTGCTGATGTTGTTGAGCCAGAACCTTTAAAACAAAATGAAGTTCCTTCGTCAGAAGATGTATTCAATACAGCTAAAGCTACTAATATAGTTAGACACGCATCGAAAACTTTAGGAATAGATGAGCGTAATCTTGGAGATCAAGAAGCTATAAAAGGTTTTATTGATAATGCTATAGGTAAAAAAGATGCATTAGGTTCTGATCCTGCGGTAGTAGCTACTGAAAAAGCTTGGTGTACTGCTTGGTTGTACCATGTGTTAACTTCTGCTGGATTAGAAAGAACTAAATTAGCTAATCAAATGAACTCAAGTGACCCTTATGATTTTGTACGAGCAGTTAAATATAAAGAGGTTGGGGAACCTGTTTGGAAAAAGGGGGAAAACTTTAGTAGTATTAAATCAGGAGATATAATGGTTAAAATGCACACTAAAAAAGATATAGAAAATCCTGTTAATGAATTAAAGGGGCGTAGGGTAGGTTTTTCAGGACACGTAGGAATTGTTACAAAAGTTGAAGGGGATAATGTGTATTTTATTTCAGGAAATTCAGGAGGAAAACAAGTAAAAGAATCTTCTTATAATTTAATTGATAAAGATATTACTATACGCAGAGCTACAGGAATTAAAAATGTTCCTACTGAAATTGTTAAAGAAGTGGTAGCAGAAGAAGAATGGGGTAGTTTAGCTGGTGGATTAACTAGATTATTTAATGCTAAAAGTTTTGAGGATGAGGCAATTCAAATGTTTAAAGAAACAGGTCTTCCAAGTCTAGTTAATAAAGCTACTAAGCGGTATCAGGAAGTGTCAGAAAAATCAAAACAGTACCTTGATCTTTAAAGGTTAAGAAAAAAGTTGGAAGAGTTTTGAATAAGGTTAGTGATGTGTTTGATTAAACGATGTTGATTAAGATCAATAATAATTTCGCAAATATGTAGGGTAATTTCTACAGACAATAAAAAAATAATTATTTTATAATGCATTAGGAGTTCCTTATGATACCATTCATAGGTCCAATAATATCAGGTGTTGTAGGTCTTGGCAAGACCTATATGAATAATAAAGCTGAAGAAAAACAAGCCATACATAAACGTAAGTTAACATCCATTAAGCAAGAAGGTAACTGGGATGAGATACAAGCTCGTAACAGTAACAACTCTTGGAAGGATGAGTACTTAACTATCATCTTAACCTTACCATTTGTTGGTATGTTTTTAGCTGTAGTGTTTGACAATACTGAAATGATTATAAGATTTCAAACAGCGTTTATGGTATTGAAACAAGATGTGCCTCAAGAGTATTGGTATCTTCTTAGCGTAGTAGTTGCTGCATCTTTTGGTGTTAAGAAAATTATTGATGTTATCAAAGCTAAACGTGGGTAGTGCTCCCTAGTTGTAATCCCAGCGATAGAAGATATGATCCTCTATCTCTATTGTTTTAGTTTTACTAGAAGACCATGACGGATTCACATAATCGGCATGATAATGTGTAGCTCCATCAGTAATATCTATTCCTGTTCCCTTTTTTAACATATCAAAAGAAAATAAATAAATATTTAGAAACTGTTCCTTCTCTAATGGCGTGTCTGATTTACCATCACAATACCAAGAGAATTGACAACGATGTCGTACTGGTATTAACTCTCCCGTTCCTTTCCAAGATGGTCTAGTTGGACCTTGAGTGACTACCTCACATATTGTGTTCGGAAATCTTTCATCATTAACTCTGTTAATAACCACATTCGCTACTGCTAACTGCCCAGCAAATGATTGG